TGGATGAAAAAAGGATTTACTGAAGAAGAAGCTATAAAAAAGAGATCTGAAAGACAGATCACCTTTTCTTTGGATATTTGTCAGGAGAAACATGGAAAATAAAAAACACCTTGAATTAGAAAGAGACCGTTCCATAAAAGCATCAGGATACAAAGTGCTTCACATAAAAGAAATTGATTATAAACAAAACCCTAAGGAAACTATTTCATTATGCTTAAATTATCTGACACAATAGAAAGAAAATTTACAGATTCATTTGATATTGATGAATGGGAAATAGAAACTGACACCGGATGGCAGGATATTTCATCTATTCATAAAACTGTGCCATATACAGTTTGGGAAATAAAAACAGAATCAGGAAAATCATTAAAGGCCGCTGATACTCATATTTTATTTGATGGAGAAATGAATGAAATATTTGTTAAAGATTGTATTCCAGGATTCACAATAATAATGACTAAAGATGGCCCAGAACAAGTTTCTAATCTTTATGAATTAGATTATTCCGAACCAATGTATGATGTTTCGGTTCCTAATGGTGAACGATTTTATTCTTCGGATATACTTTCACATAATACAGTTTCCTCCGCTAGTTATCTCCTCTGGTATGGTCTATTTCATGAAAGTAAAACCATTGGAATTCTAGCCAACCTAGGAGATATGGCACGAGAAATCCTTTCACGTATCAAGATGGCGTTTGAACAACTACCAACATGGTTACAACAAGGAGTTGCCGGTGACTGGAACAAAGGAAGAATCCAATTTGAAAATGGTTCCAAGTTCGTGGCTTTTGCCACTAGCGGGGATGCTGCTCGTGGATATTCATTTTCATATCTTTACATTGACGAATGCGCCATTATTGAGCATGGAATATGGGAAAACTTTTACAAATCGACTTATCCGACGGTCTCTTCAGGTACCGAAACTAAGATTACTCTTGTGTCAACTCCCAAGGGATTGAACCATTTCTATAAACTTTGGACCGAAGCTGAAGAAAAAATACAATTCATATAAGACATTTGATGTCCATTGGGCTGATGTTCCTGGCAGAAATAAAGCTTGGAAAGAAAAAACCTTAAGCTGATATTGGTCAAGAAGCGTTTCAACAGGAATATGAAACCGAATTCCTAGGTTCATCGAATACACTCATTCTCGGTTCACGACTGAGAGAATTAGCTTTTAAAAAACCAGCTCATGAAAAACATGGGTTGGCTGTCTATGAAGGACCGGATAGTAAATCACACCTATATCATAACAGTGGATACAGCAAGAGGAAAAGGTCAAGATTATTCAGCTTTTATTGTTTCTAATGTTACCGAAATCCCGTACAAAATGGTTGCCAGATTTAGATCCAATGACATTCCCGTATTTAGGTATCCTGATGTGATTCATAGGGTGGCGGTTGATTACAATGAAGCTATGGTATTGATTGAAGTGAATGATATTGGTCAGCAAGTGGCTGACATTTTGAATCAGGATTTTGAATATGAAAATGTGATGATGTCCTCGATGAAAGGAAGAACCGGTCAAGTGCTCGGTGCTGGATTTGCCGCTTCTTCCAGACCTGGTATTACCATGTCTAAAGCTGTTAAACGAGTTGGATGTTATAACTTGAAAGACTTGATAGAGGATAAGAAATATCTATTGAATGATGCTGATACAATCACAGAGCTTTCGGTATTTGTTTCCAAAGGCCAAAGCTTTGAAGCTGAGGAAGGATACCATGATGATTTGGTGATGTGCTTGGTGATGTTGGCATGGGTGGTTTCACAAAAGTATTTACCGTGAATATATGGATCAAAACATAGCTGCCAGAATTGCCACAGAAAAAATGAATGCTTTAATGGAGGATATGACCCCATTTGGAATAATAGATGATGGAACAGTGTCTGGAGAAACTTTCATTGATAATTCAGGTACAATATGGAATGTTTCAGATCCTGATCCTGAAATGTATCCAGACACATTCAGGAACTTTTAGAAACACTCAAAAATATAAATAAAAGAAAACAAAGCTTCAAAAGGACTCCGAATCCTAATGAAGCTTTTAATCACAATTTCTTCAGAGGAGAAACTATGATGTATAGTATTTATGTCCTGACTTGTGAAAATACAGATTTACAATACATTGGTGTCTGTCAGGATTTTGATGATAGGATGAAAGAGCATAGAAAGGCCAGAGGTGGTTGTCGAAAGCTTTACAACGCTATCAAAAAATATGGTTGGGATTCATTCACAAAGGAAATTTTATTTGAATCGTGGGATCATGAATATGCGTGGAAAACTATTGAACCATTTTTCATAAAGGAATTCAAAACCAAACATCCTTTAGGTTATAACTTGACTGATGGGGCTGAAGGAGTACCTGGTTTAGTTCATACTACTGAGTCTAATGAAAAAAACAGACAAGCTCATTTAGGAAAAAAGCTTCCAAAGAAACAAAGGCTTTGTTAAGTAAACTAAAAATGGGAAACACTTTTGCGAAAGGATCTAAAAATCCTTGTTCTAAGAAAAAGGCTAATAAGATAAGTAAGGCTAAAGAAAAATTTGATTGGTATATTAAATGTCCTAATGGAACTATCGAAATTACAAAAAGTATTCCAAAATTTTGTAAATTAAAAGGAATACATCAAGGAAATCTTTATTCTACTTTCACAGGAAAAAGAAATCATACAAGTCATTATAAAATAATTGATAGAAAACTAATAAATAACTTAAAAATAGGAGAATAACATGGCTTTTCAAATTAGCCCAGGAATTGTTTCTAAGGAAATTGATTTGACCACTACCCTAAATCCATCATTCTCAACTACCACAGGTGGTATCGTTGGTCCTTTTGTTTGGGGACCTTTGAATGACGCTGTATTGGTTGATGGTGAAGTTGCTATGGTTGAAACTTTCTGGAAACCAAATTCTGAAACGTATGTGACGTTTTTCACAGCCGGTTCCTTTCTTTCATACGGGAACCAATTAAGAGTTGCTCGTGTTGCTAATGAATTAGTAGCACTCAATTCGACTTCATCCACACAATCAATTACCGGTGTAGTTAATGTTGCTTCTGGAACATTAGATTTACTACAACATGACGGTGTTGGAACTGCTACTCTTTTTGATGTTGAATTGAGAGCCGGACAAACAATTGTGGTAAATGCTGAAACAAGAGTAGTAAATAACGTAGTAAATTCCACTCAAGCTTATGTAACAACCGATTTTTCCGGTGCTATTGCTAATGGAAATGCTGTATCTGTTTGGGGAGAACTTATCAAAAATGACGCTGATTATGACGCGAATTTTGCTGATGGATCTGGAACTTCCGAAGTTCTTTGGACTGCAAAATATCCCGGATCTATTGGTGATTCGATGAAAGTTTCTATTTGTCCTTCATCCAATGCTTTTTCTCATGTACCTACTGAAACAGCAAATACTTTGGGCACTACGATTACTTTTAGTGCTAATATGGCAGGACAAGTTGTTGTCGGTTCTTATATCAAAGATGATCAAGGTGGATCGCCTTCAGGAGAACAAAGACAAATTACAGCTTCAACCAATAATACTGTTTACACACTTGCTTCTAGTTTCACGACTAATATAGCGGATGCTACATCTGTGACTGTAAAATGGGAATATGCTGATGTTCTTGGTTCAGCTCCTGGTACAACAGATTACGCTTCTACAAGAGGTGGATTGAATGATGAAATGCACATGGTTATAGTTGATGAAGATGGTGACTGGACAAATGATCCTGGTTCTATTCTCGAAACTTACAAAGGACTTTCATTCGCATCTGATGCTAAACTCGATGATGGTTCAGCTAACTATTATGCTGAAAAAATCGCTCGTGAATCAAAATATATTGTTTGGACGGATCACCTTCCTGCAGGATTGAATTGGGGAACGGCAGCTGTCGGAACAACTTTTACTCATGTTGAATCTCCTAGCACTTTAAGTTTATTCGGAGGTCTTGACGGAAATACACCTGCTGAAGGATTCGGAAATGATGAAATGATCCGAGGATATGACCTATTTAAGAATGCAGCGGAAGTAAATGTGGCTCTTCTTAGTGGGTGGGGATGACAAATCAAACTGTTGCTCTTCATATCATCCAAAATATTGCAGAATTTAGAAAAGATGTTCTCGCATTCTTTTCTCCAGAATTTTCTGATGTTGTTGCTAATGAAGGAAATGAAGTTGATGATGTAGTAGCTTTTAGAAATTCACTTGTTTCTACATCATACGCTTCTATGGATTGTAACTGGAAATCAATGTATGACAAATACAATGATACATTCAGATGGATTCCATGTAATGGTGATGTAGCCGGTCTTTGTGTAAGAACTGACAATACCAGGGACGCATGGTTTTCACCCGCCGGATTTAATAGAGGTTTCATTAACAATGCTGTGAAACTTGCATGGAATCCAAATAAAGCTGAGCGTGATGTTCTTTATCCAGCTACTATAAATCCTATCAACTCATTTACAGGACAAGGGATTATCCTTTATGGTGATAAGACAATGTTAACAAAAACTTCAGCTTTTCAACAAATTGGAGTCCGTAGATTGTTCATCATCCTTGAAAAAACGATTGAACAAGGTGCTCAATATACCTTGTTTGAATTCAACGATGCTTTCACAAGAAACCAGTTTAAGTCTATTGTGGAACCATTCCTAAGGGATGTTAAAGGTCGAAGAGGATTGTTTGACTTCTTAGTTGTATGTGATGAGTCAAATAACACACCAACTGTTATTGACCGAAATGAGTTTATCGGTGATATTTATTTGAAACCTGCTCGTTCCATCAACTTCATTACATTGAATTTTGTAGCTGCTAGGACTGGTGTTGAATTTAGTGAAATCGTTGGTAAGTTTTAATATAAATATAACAAAACCATGAAAGAATTGGAGTTCTTTCATGGTTTTTAATCACAACTTTTAATCAGAAAAGCTATGACTACTGATATTTATAAATTTATAAATAAAAATATTTTCAATTCAATAGGAAGAATTAATTCATTAGCTTCAAAAAAAGAATGGTGGATAAAAAAAGGAATTGAAAAAGAATGGGATTTATTCATAGAGAAAACTAATTTTTTAATTCCCAATTCAAAGAATATTTTAAAACAAAGAGTTTATTGTCTTGCAAATGATATAAAAGAATTACCAAGATGCTATTGTGGAAATCCTCTTACATTTTCTTTACCATTAAAAACTTATCATGAATATTGTTCTGTAAAATGCCAAGGAAATTCACCTAAAGTAAAAAATAATAGAGAAAAAACTTGCATTAAAAAATTTGGATCTAAAAGTCCTCTTGAAAATAATGAAGTTTTATCAAAAATTAAAAAAACAAATCAAAAAAAATATGGTGTTGATTTTCATACTCAAAAAAATATTCCTAAATCTTCTTTGGAATTAATTGAAAATCGAGAATGGTTGCAAAACCAACATCATAATTTAAAAAAATCAGCTATTGAAATATCTAATATTCTTGGGTATAAAAACAATACTGAGGTTTTAAAAAGATTACATAAATTTGGAATTGAAATTAAAAATTATGCTGTTTCATCTTTTGAAAATGAAATTTATGAATGGCTGAAATTAAATTATGATGGTGAAATAATAAGAAATTCAAGGAAAATTATTTCTCCTAAGGAATTAGATTTTTATTTACCAAAAGAAAAATTAGCAATTGAATTTGATGGTATTTTTTGGCACAATGATAAAAGAGTTTCAAAGAATTATCATATTGAAAAAACAAAAGAATGTGAAAAAAAAGGAATCCAATTACTTCATATTTTTGAAAATGAATGGAATAATAAAAAGGATATTTGGAAATCAATATTAGAAACTAAATTAGGAAAATCTAAAAGAATATTTGCTAGAAAATGTAAAATTATTTATTTGGATACTGAAAAAAAGAATAGATTTCTTAATAAAAATCATCTACAGGGTTCTTGTGTTTCTAAAATAAACATAGGTTTGGAATATCATGGGGAATTAATTTCGGTGATGACATTCGGTAAATCCAGATTTTCTGAAAAATATGATTGGGAAATTATTAGATTTGCTAATAAAATAGGGATGTCTGTGGTAGGAGGAGCTTCAAAAATATTAAAAGAATTTAAAAAATATAATAAAGGTTCTATAATAACTTATGCTGATAAAAGATATTCTAATGGAAATTTATATGAAAAATTAGGATTTAATTTTTCACATGAATCCAGTCCGAATTATTTTTATTTCAATTCGGATAATATTTTATATTCTAGGAATAAATTTCAAAAACATAAATTAAAAAATGTATTGAATATATTTAATTCTGATAAAACTGAATATCAAAATATGATTGATAATGGATATATGAGAATTTGGGATTGTGGGAATCTTTCTTTTCGTTCCTTATAAATAAAACAAAACACTTAACAAATTATTGGAGATAACAATGGCTTTTGAACTATCGGATTTTCAAGCTAAACTAAAAGGTGGAGCAGCTAGACCTACCCTATTCTTAGCTTCTCTTGCTAATCCTTCCGGAATTCCCGGTATTACTTTTGATGATACAACAAGTTTTTTCATCAAAGCAGCTCAAATTCCAGCTTCTACAATTCCAGAGCTAATCGTTCCTTTCATGGGAAAAGAATTGAAGATTGCTGGTGATAGAACTTTTGAACCTTGGACAATCACTATCATCAACGATATTGATTTTACAGCAAGGAGTCTACTGGAAGAATGGATGGCTGGTATTGCACATCATAATGCAACCGCTGGAACAACCGGTGATATTTCTGGTTATGGTGCTCAATTATCAGTAAAGCACTATAAAGATTCTGAAGAAACCCCTTCAGCTGAATACCAGTTTATTGGTGCTTGGCCTTCTCAATTAGATGCTATTGAACTCGGTTGGGATAACAAGGATGCTGTAGAGGAATATGGATGTACATTTTCTTACCAATATTGGAAGAAAATTACTCCTAAGCCTGGCGCTAACCTAGATAAATAAGAGGTTATAAATTATGGATATATTTGGTATATCCATCACCAAAAAGAAGCAACCTATAGAAAAAGCTGTGTCATTTATCCCTAAAGTGGAAGATGATGGTGCTATAGTTGTTTCTTCAGGTGCTGGAGCCTACGGGCAATATATAAACATGACCGGTTTTAATCCAAAAACCGAAATTGATTTGATTAATAAGTATCGTAAAATATCAATGATGCCAGAGGTAGAATCTGCTATCCTTGATATTGTCAATGAAGCTATAGTTGAAAACGATAACGAAAGACCTGTTGAGGTTGCGTTTGACCCTGCTTTGAAAATGCCTGTTGCTGTGAAAAATAAAATCACGGAACAATTCAATAGGGTCAAAAGGGCTTTGAATTTTGATTGTGATGCGGCTGAAATATTCCATAGATGGTATGTTGATGGGCGTCTATATTATCATGATATTTATGATGAAGAATTTGGTAATGGAAAGAAAGTTTCTGAAGGAATTAAAGAAATACGGTATATTGATCCTAGAAAAATAATGAAAGTCAAAGAAACAGAGGAACAACTGACTAGAAATGGATCCAAAGCCGTAAAAACTGTTGATGAATATTATATCTATACAGAAAATGAATCAAAAACCGATGGTATAAAAATACTCAAAGATTCTATTACATACGTACATTCTGGATTATTCGACCCAAACCGAAATCTTGTTTTAGGACACCTCAATAAATCAATCAAACCACAAAATCAACTGAATATGCTTGAAAATGCGGCTGTGATTTACCGTATTTCAAGAGCTCCTGAAAGAAGGATTTTCTATGTTGATGTTGGTAACCTTCCTAAAACAAAAGCGGAGAGTTATCTAAAAGGGATCATGCGTCAGTATAAAAACAAGCTGACTTATAATCCGGAAAACTGGGGAAACAAAAGATGCCACTGACCAACAGTCAATGCTTGAAGATTTTTGGTTGCCACGGAGAGAAGGTGGGAAAGGAACTGAAGTAACAACATTACCGGGTGGCTGTTTTGATATGAATACTAAAATTCCATTACTTGATGGTAGAAAATTATCTTTATATGAATGTGAAAAAGAATTTAATGATGGTAAAGAAAATTGGATTTATTCATGCTCTCCAGAAACAGGTGAGATAAAGCCAGGAAAAATAGGATGGGCTGGTGTTACACAAAATTCATCTCAAGTTATGGAAATTGAATTAGATAATGGTGAGAAGGTTATTTGCACACCCGATCATAAATTTCCGATTATTGGTAAAGGATTTGTTGAAGCTCAAAATTTAAAAATAAATGAAAGTTTTATTCCATTTAATACAAGAAATCAACAAATAAAGAAAAAAGGAAAAGAATATAATCAAATCTATCAAAATCATTCAAAAAAATGGGAATTTGTACATCGAAGTGTTGCTAAAAATATAAATTTAGAAGAATTTGTTTTTGATGTTGATACAAAAAAAGATACTATACATCATAAAGATTTTGATAGATTTAATAATAATCCTGAAAATCTTGTTTTGATGAATAATAAGGATCATTTTAAATATCATTCTTATTTAGGATTTTCAAAAGAAAATCAAATAAAAGGAACAATTGCTGCTAAAGAGAAAATTCAAAATATGACTGAAAAGGAATATAATGAATTTTGTGAAATAATCAGTAAGAATTCAAAAAAATATTGGAATGAGTTAACACAAGAAGAATATTTAATTCAATGCAAAAAAATATCCAAAGCTCAAAAAATTAGAATAAATAATTTTGATTCTTTTGAATATGAAAAAATGTTAACTCATTTAAACAATATTTCTGAAAAAGGAAATAAAGCTTTAAATTTAAAAATAAAAAATATTAAAGATTTTCAAAATAAATTTCGAAATTCCATTAGTAATGATAAAATCATTTTAAGTAAAAAAAGATCTTTACAAAACAAAAAAAGATTTCTCGACAATGATTACAAAGAAAGGGTTTTTAAAAATCAAACAATAAAATTTCCAAGAGAATTATTGAATTTTGTTTCATCTTCTAAAAATAAAACAGCAAGAGAAATTGTAAATGAAATAAATAATAATGAGATTTTGAATGTATTTTTAGAAGAAAATAAAAATACAAAATGTGCTAATTGGAATAATGATTGTTTTAGATTAACTCATTTAAATAAACTTGTGAATTTTTATGGTTATGATAATTGGAGACATTTTAAGAAAGATTTGAATGTTTACAATCATAAAATAGTTTCAATAAAATTTTTAGAAAAACCAATAGAAGTTGGTACTCTAACTATTGATAATGAATATCATACATTTGCTATCTCACAAGGAATTTTTACAAAAAATTCTAATCTTGGGGAAATGGAAGATGTTGATTATTTCAAGAAAAAATTATACAAATCATTAAATGTTCCTATTTCAAGGATGGATCCTGAAAATCAATTCAACATGGGTCGGTCACAAGAAATAACAAGGGATGAGCTAAAATTCCATAGATTCATACAAAAATTACAAAAGCGATTTTCTCTCTTGTTTTATGACTTACTGGAAAAACAACTTATATATACAAAGACTCTTTCAAAAGAAAAATGGAAAGAAATTAAACCAATGATTTCGTTTCAATTTGCTAAAAACAACCATTTCTATGAATTAAAAGAAACCGAATTGATAACGGATAGACTGACCATAATGAGGGATATCCAAGATTATATTGGAACTTATTATTCAGCTGATTGGGTAAGAAAAAATATCTTGAAACAATCTGATATAGATATAAAGGAAATTGATAAGCAAATAAAACGTGAAGTGGAAGGTGGTGATATTGCTGAACCAGATTTGGATGCTGAAAGGCAAGCTAGAATGGGAACAGTTCCAGAACCTGAAATGGATGTACCACCATCTGATGGAGAAGGTGAAGCTCCTCCAGATGATAATCCTCCTCAAGAAGAGGATAATAATTTTCTTGCTGGTTCAACAAAATTGAAATTAGCAACCAAACGATAGGAGAAAAAATGGCAAAAATGAGATCTGGTGGGGAGATCAGGAGTCCCCTTATAATCCAAAGAAAAAACAAACTTTGATTGAAGTTCCGGAACAACCAAATATATTACCAGAAGAACCAGAACCAAAGATTGAAAAAACTGTTTTGAATGAAGTGAAAAAGGATAGCACTCCTAAAAAACACAAAAGTTCAAAATCACAGAAATTTTTTGAAAGCAAAGAAGATTCGGGGAATTGATATGGGAATACAAGATATGATACAAAATGCTGTTGAAGGAAATCCAAATGAATTTCAATCCCAATTCAAGGATGAAATCAATACGAGATTAACTACAGCTCTTGGTGATAAAAAGAAAGAAATGGCTGTCAATTTGTTCAATAAGGAGAAAAAGGATGAGTAAAGTTTCATTTAAAAGGATTAGAGAATTGGTAAATGAAGAAAGAAAACCAATTTCTGAAAATCCAAAGAAAATGGATAAGATGAAGGATGAGGAATTTTTGCTCTATTTGGATAAAATGTCTGATGCTGATAGAAAAAAACACAAAAAAGCCATTGAAAAAAGAATGGCAACTGTTTCATTATAAGGATAAAAGATGGCTACCACATCAAATTTAATACTCGACAATTGGAAAAAAGTTGTTTATTGTTTCACAAATCAAGATGTTGACGAAACAACAGCTGCATTGAAAATAGATGCTTCAACTTTGGTTGGGCATCAAGTTACTGTTACTTTAACAACAACACCAGCTGTTGGTTCTCAATTTCAACCAGGTGATTATATTACAAGTAATGGTGATGGAATAGGATATGTTGTTGTTCATTCTGGTACAAAATTAACCATTTCTGTTGTATCCGGATCATTTGATACAACAGATGTTATTACAGGACCAAAAGGAAATTCTTTCACTCAAACTGGTGCATTTGTAGCTTCAACTTATGATTTGAATATTGCAAAAATAAAATGGAGTGTTTCATCCGGTGAAGATGTGAGTATTCTTTTTGATGGTGCTACTGATGGTCTTGGATTGGTTTTAAATGGTAATGGTTCTTGGGATTTAAATAATTGGTCTGGAGCAATTCCTAATAATGCCACAACTCCTACCGGTGATATAAACATTCAAACAGGAACAACATTCGCCACAAGTGAATATACAATAATTCTTGAATGTCATAAAGTCGCTGGATACGGAGGAGTATGAAGTTAATTTTTTGGGTAATAATAACAATAGCAGTTGTTTGTTTTGCTATCTTATTCGCTTATAATGAAGCTGTTGGCTTTGGTGTGAAATCAGCTGTAACAGGTAAGGATCAAACTATTGCTGTTTCAAGCAATTCTATTATGGTTAATAATCCTAATTTCACACCAGCCACGACAACAACCTTGGCAACAAGTTTAACAATCGACAACAACAGGAACACCATGATTACTTTCGGTAAATATCTTCTAGGTGAAGGCGTTGAAAAGGATCCTGAAAAAATCAAAGAGCTTTTTGGGAAAATCAAAGAGGGGGATTTTTTCAAGGCTTTCATGCAAAATTGGGAATTCTGGTAAGTTGTTAAGAAATCCGGAACATCACAGATTATGGTTAAGAAAGTTGAAAACACAGGCGACAAACCACATAAAAACAAGTTTGAACCAGGTAGGGAAGAAAAAGGTAAAGTTAAATTTGATGAAAGAGGCACTGCTTTTCTAAAATTCACAAAAAAAGGATATTCAGTATCCATGAAAGTAGCATAATGAGCACTTATATCCAATTAGTTGAAAAATACCGAGATGAACAATCAAAACTCAATGAAATGACTGATGATGATTGGGCTTATATTCAAAAAATAGTAAGTAAAAGTAAAGACTCCAGAGCCAAGAAAATAATGCAAAAGTTGGATCATTCAATGGCTTCGGATCCAGAAGATAATCCTAAGAGGAAAAAATGAAATTAATCACCGAAACATCCAATGATTTTGAAGTGCTTGAGGAAGAAAAATCCGGACAAAAAAACCTTTTCATTGAAGGCATTTTTCTTCAGTCCGAGATTGTCAACGGGAATCAACGAAAGTACCCGAAAGCCATAATGGCTGAGGCTGTAAAACAGTACGATGAGAAATACATCAAGAAAAACCGCGCTTATGGCGAACTTGGGCATCCCGAAGGTCCAACTATTAATCCTGATCGTATTTCTCACCGTATCACAAGCCTGAAAGAATATAAAAACAATTGGATTGGTAAGGCTCAAATTTCATCAACTCCTCATGGCGAAATAGTCAAAGGATTGATGAAAGATGGTGGTACATTTGCTGTTTCAAGTAGAGGTCTTGGTTCACTCAAAGAAGTCAAAGGTGAAGATGGAAAAACAGTCAATGAAGTCCAAGACGATTTCTTTCTTTCAACTGCGGCTGATATAGTGATTGATCCGTCTGCTCCGGATGCTTTTGTTGAAGGAATAATGGAAGGCAGGGAATACATTTGGGACAATGGTCTACTTTCCGAACAAGATATGGAAGAATATCAAAAGAAAATCAAAGCCACAAAGCAAAAGGACTTTGAAGAAAATTTCACAAACCTTTTTTCGGATTTTATGTGGAAGGTAACAAATGCTTAGTTTCGGACAATATTCGGAAGAAAAGAAAAAACAAGAAGAAACCCAAGAAAAGGATGAATAATGCAAGTTTTCGGACAATACATAGAAGAAGCTAGACGTAGAGGCGAACCACCTAAGCCAGGTGACTGGAAAGGCGGATGGTTACCTAAAGGGATGACAAGAGGAACTCCTATTGACAGAAACCGATATCCGGATAAATCAAGACAAGGACTTGAAGGACCTTGGTCTTTCAATGGAAAAGTCCTTTATTATGATCCAATAGAAGGCAAATATTACGATTCTGATTCTGATTTTTATCTTTCAAACAAAGAATTTGACGCATATTCAAAATAGGAAACTATGAACGAAGCTGCCAATTTGGTTGAAGCAATGAGCCGCAAGGTTGGGTTGCTTCCAAAATTTCAAGCTTCGACTAATAATAAAATTGACTTTATTGATGAATTGGAAGAAATTATAACTGATAAAATTCTCGAAGTAGAAATTCCAAAAGAATATGACCTTTTTCAAAGCGATTTATTTAATGCTTTATCCGGATTCGAATCCAAAAAATAAAATAAAACCAAATTTACATGAAATTGAAAATCTAATTTCAAATTTAGAAGTTGGGTTTGGTCTTGTTGAGGAAGAATTTGATTTTGAACATGTAAAAGAAATAAATCCAGAGAATATCCCAAAATATGTTCCTGATGATCATCCAGTAGATGAACTTTTAAGGAATGAACCTGAGGTTATAGAGGAAAAGAAAGATTCCAACCTCGACCATATCATGAAAACGATTTCTAATATTAAATCCAAAGTTGATACTGTGGATTCCGTTGTAGATTCCATCGAAACCAAAGTTGATTCGATGACCAACGCTTTGATTTCAGTTACCACCCAAGCAACGGCCGGATCTACTTCTACGGAAATTAGAACTCCATTGACTGATGCTGATGATTTTTATAATGAAATGTTGGTTCTTATTATTAATTCAGGCAAAACAATAGCAAGAAATATAATAGATTATCAAAACACTAATGGAGCATTGATTGTGGCGGCTTTACCTTTTACACCATCTGTTAGTGACATTGTGATAATACTAAATAGATTAGGAGCACCTGATGTTGGTTCTATGTGGGATGAATCTCTTGCTGGTCATCAAGCATCAGGTTCAATAGGTGAAGCATTAGAAACAGCAAAGGATTTTTCTATTATAAACCCTTGAAAAACTATATTATATAAATAAACAAAACACTAAAAAACTCATTCTTTAACTGTGAGATGAAGGAGAAACTAATATGACAGAAGAAACTAAAAACTCTCTTGAGGATGTTGAGGATTCAACTCTTGAAGAACAACCTTCCGAAAAGAGAAAAAGCCTTATAAATACCATCCTTGAAATGTCAAAAAAAGATGATGAAAACAAGGATGAGGAAGATGTTGAGGAAGGTGAAAATCCTTTCGCTAAAAAAGATGATGATAAAGAAGATGATGACGAAGATGAAGAGGTTGATGAAGGTCACATGACTACAAAAGACAAGACTGCTCAAAATAAAAAACGTAATTCTTCAGCTGGAAAAATAGCTAATAAGAAATATAAAAAAGCAGCAAATAAACCTCATAAAATTAACAGAAATCGTTCCAAATCAGCTAAAATTGCTGCTAGAACTGCTAGGGAAGAATACGATTACACAAATAGATGTAGCCGCTATTTTTAGAAGGACAGGAACTTTCTCAGGAATTCAAGGAAAGAGTTGCTGTTATTTTTGAAGCAGCTGTGAACCGAAGAATAAAAGAAGTTGAAGAGGATTTGGTTGAACAATATGAAAACTATACCGAAGAAATCTATCAACCGGATTTGGAAGAACAAGTTTCAAATATTACAGAAGGATTGGAAGAAAAATTGGATAAATACTTGAACCACGTGGTTCAAGAATATCTAACAGAAAATAAACTTGCTGTTGAAACCGGACTCCGAACAGAAATAACCGAAGATTTCATCCACGGTATGAAAGGACTATTCGCTGAGCATTATGTAACAGTACCAGAAACGGAGATTGACCTTCTGCAAACTGTTGCCACTAAGGCTGATGAATTCGAGCAAAAATTGAATGCTCAAATTGAAGCGAATATTGACCTGAAAGAAGAAAATGATGCTCTGAAAAAAGAGAAAATCATTGACGAAGTATCGGAAAACCTGACTTTTGAGGAACAAGAAAATCTCAAAGAAATGGCCGGGGATTACACCGATGAGGAAAAATTCACCTCAAAAGTTAAAACATTGAAAGATTCTTATCATCCGGAAAAAGTCACTACTAAGACAATTTCAGAATCGGATGAAAAGATCGTAATAAAGGAACAAAAAAATGTTCCTTCTAATATGAAAGCATACACTGATGCTCTTTCAAGAACTCTTAAATAAATTTTCGTAAAGGAAACTATTATGTTTAATACTGAAACTTTGATTGAAAAGTGGAAGCCAGTTTTAGAGCATCCGGATTTAGAACCTATTACGGATCCTCACAAACGTGCTGTCACAGCTCAATTACTTGAGAATCAAGAACAAAATGATATTAAAGAAAGTCAAGGTGGAATGTCTTTCTTGGGGGAGTCAACCTCCAACCCAGCTGGTGATACACAAAATATCATTGGTGTTGATACTGATACTGCTGCTAATAGGCATTACCAAGATCCAGTCATGATTTCCCTTATTAGAAGATCAGCTCCTAAGTTGATTGCTTATGATATTATGGGTGTTCAACCTATGACCGGTCCTGTTGGATTGATATTTTCTTTGACTTCACAATATGCTAACAGTATTGCTGTTACCGGTGAAGCTCTTCATGATGAAGCTGATACAGGACATTCCGCATCTGGAGCTGATTCAGCTGGTGCACTTAATCCTCTATACGGACCTGATACCGACGAAACTGGTAATACAGCTCAAAGAGGAACAAGTGCTGCTAATGCTAATGTTTCAAATGGTTATACTTGGGCGACTGCAATGCCAACTGCAACTGCTGAAGATTTACAACCAAATTACATGGGATTTGAAATTAAGAAAATTTCTGTAACAGCTCAATCCAGAGCACTTCAAGCTCATTACACTGTTGAATTAGCACAAGATTTACGTGCTACTCATGGTTTGGATGCTGAGTCTGAATTGTCAAATATCTTGACTTCAGAAATTACTCAGGAAATCAACCGTGAAGCAGTTAGAACTATTGCTTCTTATGCTACTGTTGGTGCTGAGGCTGGAACTGTTGCCTCTGCTGGAACTTTTGACCTTGATGTTGATGCTAACGGACGTTGGTCTGTTGAGAAATTTAAAGGTTTGATTTTCCAAATTGAACGAGAAGCTAATGCTATCGGTCAAGCTACACGAAGAGGAAATGGAAATATTCTTTTGACTTCTTCCGATGTTGCTTCAGCTCTTTCAATGGCTGGAAATCTTGACACTGGTGGTTCTATTAGTGGCGGAGCACTTGGTTCTACTGATGTTAATGGAAACGCCCTTGTTGGTGTTCTTAATGGAAAATACAAAGTATATGTTGATCCTTATTCTCCCACAAGTGCTCAGTGGTTTATTTGTGGATATAAAGGTTCTAACATCTATGATGCTGGTATCTTCTATTGTCCTTACGTACCACTCCAAATGTTGAGAGCTACGGTTGAAACAACATTTCAACCAAAAATTGCTTTCAAAACCCGTTATGGAATGGTTGCTAATCCATTCGCCACTGCAAGTGGTACTGGTGATTTATCTCATTCAACTTCCGTTATTAACGCGAATGAATTGAATACATATTACAGAAGGGTTTTAGTGGCAAATCTTATGTAATCAGGGATTTCCCTGGTTTCTAAGGCTGGGGAAAAACGAGCAAGGTTAGCGGACCCTTGTAAAAAAACCGCACTCTCCTTCCTACCCCACTTCAGAAACCAGGTTCTCCCATAAAAAACTTGACAAATCAGCCTCATTGTGTTATACTGTTTTTAATGAATTTGAGATTATTCCAAAAAAAAAGTGCTTGACATTCAAAAATAATTGTGTTATACTTGTAATATAAAGTAAAGAAAGATTCACTTTCTTATCCAATTAATCCTTTATTATGAGGTATTCATTATGGCTTTAACAACTCAAGAAATCAAAGATATAAACCGAGAAACACTAAATACAGAAATAGATAAGTATTTAACCACCAATCAACTATCTTATCAAAATTATTCTGATGAATGGCTTAAAGGTGATTTCACTCATGTTGTTTTTGAAAATTGGCCTGACACCACATTAAGATATGATGATGGTCGTCCAATTAATAATAAAGGTATGAATGAACGATAAAGATTGTCCAGACTGTAAAGAATCATGGCTTGATGAAAACGGTGAATGTCAAAATCCAAATTGTGACAATTATTGGCTGAAACGAGCCAGAGATCGTAAATTGGGGAATTAGTTCACTTGGATAGAACACCTGTTTTGCACGCAGGAAAACTCGGATCGTAACCGAGATTCTCCACCATTATTGTAAATTATGAATAAATATGATTTAACTCCTGTTGAAAAACATGGAGATTTCTATTTTAAACGTGATGACTTATTCCAACCATTTACCGATTCATTGATAAATGGTGGGAAGGTTCGTCAAAACCTCTGTCTATTCGAAGAAAACAGAGATTTGATAGAAACCGTCCATGAAGGCAAAGTAATTACGGCAGCTTCTGTGACCTCGCCTCAAGGGTTAATAGTAGCTCTTTGTGCTAAGGAATTCGGGTTCACATCGACTTTCGGCATTGGCAACACAACCACAGAAGATGCGATAAAGAATCATCCAATGGTTGGATTAGCACATAAGGCTGGTTCTACCATTAAAATATTGTCTGAAACCCAAGCTTTCAATAATGTCTTGTATAATAGACTGAAGAAAGAAAAAGGTTTCGTGGTTGCTTTCGGGATCAATCTTGAAAATGATAAATCAGCCATTGTTGATAGTATCGCTTCTCAAGTTGAGAACATACCGGATGAAGTTAATACCATGGTGATCCCTCAGGGGTCTGGTATCACATCTGGTGGAATTCTCAAAGGGATAAGTAAGTACAAACCTAACATAAAGACAATACACCTTGTGCAACCGTTCGGATATGACAGAATGAATACGGTTGATAAAATTGAAGAACATGAACCACTTTTTGGAGATAGGCCTTACGATTTGAAACTACATCTTGGTAAATACCCATATCACAAATTCTTAAAGAAGAACTATCATGGCATTGATATGGATTGGGTATATGAGTCTAAAGCTTTTGAATACATGACGGAGAACATACAGTTTTCCAAATTAGATAATGTGTGTTTTTGGATAATCGGAAATACCAATGAATTAAGGTAAATAATGAATTTTGATTTCTTGAAGAGCTTAAAAGATCCATGTCATAAGAAAATATTGATTGAATATTTAGTGCCTATAAGACATAATCATAAATCTATATTCAATCAATATTTATCCAGAAGGTTGGATAAGTATGGGCCGGAAGGTTATTTCTATTATTCACACATACCAAGAACATCGGAATTTGAACATAATAACAGATTTTTGTTTTTGGAAATAGACATGCCTGGTGATAAGGTTCTTACCTGCTTCAAGCATGTTGCTATGAATGAAGCTAATTATATCCGATTGATACATTCACCGACTAGCCTAACAGCTAATATAGATAATGAAAAGTTTATTTTTGATACCTTAATAAATAATGGATTAATAAAATGTGCATATCTAAATGCTGCTGAATGTAAAGAATATGGATATCCTCATGATAAAGAATGCTATGAGGATTTCTATTCAGACCTAAATGAGTTGAGGCAGAAACAAAAAAGGTCTAAATGGAGATCCAAGTATAGCATAAATAAATTCGAAAGGGATCCAAATTATCAATTCGAAGTTTTGGATGCTACAAATTCGGAAATGATGAATCTATTTTCCGATTGGAAGAAAGATGTAAAAAATCTAGGCTATGTTAAATTTTATGAACGTATATTCGAATCAATTGAATATTCACCTATGAATGAATGTCCTGAGGACATACAAGCTTATTCGATTAGAATATCTGGTAAGCTTTCAGGCTTGATAATTTTCTTTGGTATGCTTGATGATACTTATTTTTCACAAGTAGTTAATATGGCATATTCCGATGATGATTATGCTAAGAAATTCCTAGGTGTGTGGCTGATGTATTTTTCAACCAAAGAATTACTCGTAAAGTTTCCTGATGCTAAATTTTCATATTGTGCTGGACAGATTTCATCTAGTTTAAAAAAATATAAGAGGATCCAAAACACATCCTCTATCAAATATTACAGGATGGATTTCTAATATGACCATACAAGAAAAAAGTGATATATTTCAATTTATATTGGGTGCATTTCATCCATTATCATTATTTTACATTTTTGTATTCGATACTATTATTACAATTAATTTAGGAGGTAACATGGCATTGGTTTTCAATGCTGTAATTCATGAAACGCTGAAATATACGGCGTTTATAGTTTAATGGCAGAACGGTGGATTGTGGTTCCACAAGTGAGAGTTCGATTCTCTTTAAACGCCCCAAATATGCGGGCATCGTCTAACGGCTAGGACATGAGGCTTTCACCTTCAAAATGGCGGGTTCAATTCCCCCTGCTCGTACCAAAAAGGATTATTATGAAAAAAGTTGCAATACTAATTACATCATTATTTTTAGCTTCCAATGTTTATGCGGGGAGTCCAGTTTTCAATGGCGAAAAGCTTTACAAAAAACATTGCAAGAAATGCCATGGACTGGAAGGCGAAGGGAAAAGAAACAAAAAGAATCCGAAAAAATATAAATATAAACCTGTAAATGTTTATACAGAAAATGAATTGAAAGATATATTGATTGAATATCGTGAAATGAGAGGTTTACCAATTTCATATCAAGAAAAGAAAATGGTGAAGGCCGCTTTGAGATTAAGAACATCCGGCGAAGTTGCTGCTGTATCAGAATTCATAGGAAAAAAATAAATGGCCAATTAGTTCAATCGACAGAACACGGGATTTGTAACCCTGAAACCTCAGTTCAATTCTGAGATTGGCCTCCATTATAAATAATTAGGAGTAAGTAAAATGAAAAGTGAACCCTATTATACCAGGGGGATGTCCCTGGTAGCGGTCTGTAAAACCGTGGTCATAAAATAATCTAGGAAGGCGACGAATGGTGCAATTCCATCATCCCTCACCAAAATATTATGTTATCAACTGAATCTTTAGAAAAAATCATTGAAATGTACCCTGAATCCAAGACTGTTTTGGATGTTGGTGGTGGTATCCTTCAAGAGCATTCTTTGAGATTTTCCAAAGAAGGAAAAGAAGTGACTTTGGTTGATTATGATACTGGTCCTGAATCCGAGAGATTGAAATGTGTTCAAGGTGATTTCATGAGTATTACCAATTTGGGACTATATGATATTGTATGGAGTTCTCATAATTTAGAGCACCAGCTAAATATTAATTTATACATACAACATCTGTTCAGTCATTTGAAAAACGATGGATTGATGATGATAACTGTACCACCTAAAAAAGATACAATAGATGAAGCTATGGAACGAAAGAAAGCTGAAATGGCTGTTCCTGAATTTACGGATACTGAAGCAAGGAAATTTGTAAAAGAATTTAATGAAAGTAAAAAATTGGCTAATTGATATGGGAATAAATTATGATGAAAAAACCAATAAACTCACTCTTGATGGTGAGGATTTGGTTATTATGGAAGAAATTGCAAATGAAAAAGGCGTTTCTGTAGAACGAGCTGTGAACCTTGTTTTTCAACAGTTTATTGATGATCCAGAATCTGTATCTCAAGTAATGGAGGATATAAAAAATGGCGAATTATCGGAAGAAGAAAACTCCTAGATCCAGGTCAGCTTGTAATATGTGTAAGCCTTGGAAATCTCGTGGTGTTTCAAAAAATGGTTCGGAGAGTGTACCTCATTCAGAATATGTGTTTAGAGAATCTTATAAGGAAGAAATTGAAAATTGGGAATCGATTTATGAATACTGTGAATGATTGCTATTTTTTGTCACTTACCGGAAGAAAGAATATACCTTGAAAATGAAAAATGGATAGCTATAAAAGATGGTTATCCAGTAACGGAAGGTCATACACTTTTAATACCGAAAAGACATAGTGCAAATTATTTCGGACTTGCTTATGTTGAATATTTTTCCTTGAAATCATTTATGGTATTTGTTATTAAGAATTTGAAGGATGAATATCCGGAAGTGAATGATTGGAATATTGGAATGAATTGTGGTGAATATGCTGGTCAAACAGTATTTCATACTCATATCCATTTAATACCCCGTCGAGAAGGTGATGTAGAAAATCCTAAAGGCGGTGTGAGGCATTTAATACCTGGAAAAGGAGATTATTAATGGCACTAGGAACAAAAGCGATTTTAGGTGGGGGAAACGGGATATTATCTGAAAAAGAAGATCCAAAAATAATGATGGATACTGATAAAAAATCACCAATTTCTATATCAAATTTTACAACAAAAGAAATTTTAGAAGAATTAATGAGGCGAAATGAAAACGACACAATATAGTTGGCGAAAGCCATATACTCTATAAATGGGTGTGTGGTGTAGTGGTAACATAAATGATTCCAAACCATTTGACGAGGGTTCGATTCCTTCCACATTCGCCAAAAAATAATGCTTGACAAACGTAATCGGATTTGTTATACTGTATTTGTGAGTAAGAAATCTAATCTAAAAAGGTAAAATGAAAGAATTCAAGATACGGTATTCAACATGGAAAAATGTACCAAAGCCGAAAAAAAATGATCCCATGAATTCAATACCAATATTCGATAAACACGTTAGAAAAAACGGTTAAAGCTAAGTCAAAAGAAGATGTAGCTTACGACCAGTGGATGAAGAATAATATTATGGTTGAAGTGTATTTGGGACGATGAAGGCAAGGTCTGGCAACCATTTTTTGACATGGATGAGCCAAAGAAACACAAATTCTTTAAAGTACCGTAATTGGTCCAGTAGCTCAACTGAAAGAGCAAAACACTTCTAATGTTTAGGCTGAAGGTTTGAATCCTTCCTGGACTACCAATATAGAAAGAAAAACGAAATGGAATACTTTTTTAAACCTTGGATAAAACAGAAAATGCCAAGGTAGCTCAAATAGTAGAGCAGGAGAATGAAAATCTTTGTGAGTCGGAGCATTACCGACCCTTGGCACCACGCATCAATAGTTGCGTCCATAGCAAAGGGGATATGCTCCGGTCTTTTAAACCGGCGACGCTGGTTCAATTCCAGCTGGGCGCACCAAAAAAGGTTATATTATGAAAAAGAAAAAATTGAAAAAATGGCTTAGAGAAATCTTATATACCAATTATGGCGGCTGGCCTGGAATGATTGAAAATGAAAAAATCGAAAAGTGGTATTGGAAACATAATGAAAAGATTTTAAGTGAAAATAACCCAACCGGCGAATATGTTTCTTTTAAATAATAAAAAACAAATATGTTTCGGACAATTATCAAAAGACATGATTACGAATACCGATTACTAGATGATGACATAAAACGAATAATAAGTTTGAAACTACTAAAACCAAATCAACCACGATATTACAAGAAAGATTTACTCATTTCTTTTTGTGATGGAATACAAATTATCGAATACACAAATTCAATAGATGCTCAAAAGGGATTATCTGTTGTTAGAAACAAGAAATAGAAAAGTTACAATATTAAACTGTAGAGTGGCCGACAAGTAAGGCGGCAGCCTGTTAAGCTGTGTCTATGTGGGAGCGTTACCCACCTCTACAGCCAAAATTCAAAAGCGGGTGTCTTCCAACGGTAGGATCACAGATTTCCAATCTGAAAATGAGGGTTCAATTCCACTCCATCCGCTCCATATCAAAAGGAAATATGAAAGATTTTGTAATATTGAATGACAGAGAAATAGTCAATATAAAGACAATTCGAAGAGTAGTTTTTGAAGGATTTCTTTGGCCTTCTGGCACCACGGATGATGAAAAAGTTAAATTAGCACCAACCACTAATATAGGTGATATTTACTTACTCATGGCTAATGGTGAAAGGATGGTTATTTATCCTGGAGTTGCTGTTGATAAAGATGGTATTGAATCATTCAATAAATCACATAAAATATTCAAAATGTTAGCAGAAGAATTGGACGCTGGATTTCTATTAGAAGGGAATTGGAGTCCTGATTTGAAACCAAACGAATTCTAAAAGTGCCGTTGTCCGAGCGTCAAAGGTAACTGATTGCAAACCAGTTTAGACAGGTTAGATTCCTGTACGGCACTCCAAAAAATAGGGGTGAAGCTTAACGAGTCTAAGCATTTCTCTGATACGGAAAAGATAGTGGGTGCAAGTCCTACCGCCCCTACCAGACAGGATGATTATGTACGAAATAAAAAAAGGTGTTAGTGTTGAATCATGGAGAGGAAAGGATTCTGATAATTCAATAAAATACAAAACACTCCATCCGATCCGATTCAAGGATTGTATCCATGAATCGGATGATAGAATGCTATTTGAGAATGATGACGGGTGGCATTTTATAGCTCTAACACAAGATGTAAATTATACAATAAGAAATTAATGCGGCTCTTTGGTCTAATGTAGGGCACTTCCCTGTCACGGAAGCCGGTACCGGTTCAAATCCGGTAAGAGTCGCCACAAAAAAGGAGAAACACTATGAAAAGTGAACCCTATCCACCCGGAAATGTCTGGGTGTAGCTCAAATGGCAGAGCACTGGTTCTGGAAACCAGCGGTTAGAGGATCGTGGCCTCTCACCCAGACCAAACATATAAATACTAAGTTAACCCAATAAGCTGAAAGGGGAATATAACCCCTCAAGATAAACATTAAATATAGAAAGAAGAAAGCTTACTATGAACATAACCCATATTAATTATTTTTTAGGGACGAAAGAAGAAAACGAACAAAAATCAAGTGTAATTTACAAAATTATAAATTTCCTTCAGGAAACAAAGGAAATTTGGTCTGCAATTTTAAAACGAAATAGTGAACGTAGACAACTAGCAGCAATGAACGACTATCAGCTTCGGGATATAGGACTGACTCGTGCGGATGTATCAAAAGAAGTCAATAAATGGTTTTGGCAAATATAGGAGGAGACAAATGAAAAAAACATTATTGAAGCTCCTCGCTTTGGGGGAGCTAAAACAATCTAATAAACCTGATGTAGATTTGGTACGTTTTAATGTATCAATGATGGGTATGAGATAGCCGGTAAAACTCCGGCATATATATGCCGGAGTACGCCAATAGGCAGAGCGAAATGACTTAAAATCATTTGGTTGGTGGTTCGAGTCCACTTTCCGGTACCATCAATTAACTATATAAAAAATAAATGCGGGTGTGGGCAATTTGGCAAAGCCGCTTGGTTTAGACCCAAGAGATTTTGAAGGTTCGAACCCTTCCATCCGTACCAAAAATCATGAAAATAGATGACGAATTCACAACAGAAACCGGTAGATGGCGAATTACCGATGTAGGTACGAGAGTAATTATCGCTATAAAACTGGATAAAGATGATGAGAGTTGGTATAACGGACCACCTTATGCAGTGGTTGAAACCGTTTTTGATGAATATAACCAGGAAAGTATTATCATAAATGAAACCAATTAAATGTGTAATTAAAGATTGTAATTTAAATATGCACTGTGATAAAAAATATTGGTGGTGTTATAAACATGGTATTGTGAAATTAGTAACAAATGAAAATTGTTTTAATAATGGAGATTGTGAAGATTGTCTTGCAAGAAAAGAAGCTCCTGTGGTGTAACAGACAGCATGCCGGGTTTTCGACCCCGTTGGCGAGGGTGCAAATCCTTCCGGGAGTACCATATTATAAATACAGAAAAATCTATTAATTCACACACACACATAAAAGAACAATATGGAACGATTCAAAAGCTTTGTTGAACCGGACTATTTATCTGATGCGATGATGATGGGTCCGGAAGCTGATATGTTAGTTGAAAAACTTATCACATTTGGTGGTAAGGCTTATCCTAAATTTGGTAATGTTGTTATACTTGCAGGAGGGGCAGGATCCGGTAAAGGATTCACTATTGAGAATCTATTAGGAATTGATGGAATGACATTTGATGTGGATGCTTTGAAATTAGCAGCTTCAAAAATGCCATTGATACGAAAACGAGTGAAAAAGGAACTCGGAGTTGACATAGAGAAATTGGGTAGAAGTCTGAAGGATCCTGATAATGTATTCAAGCTCCATACAATAATTGGAGACCATTTAAAACTAGATGATAGAAAAATGGGAGCTTCAATGAATGGTATTATATCAGCTGATCCATCAAGAAAACCAAATCTAATTTTTGATGTGACAATGAAAAATATACAGTAAATTAAGAGGAATATCCCAAAATGTAACTGATGTAGGATATAAAAAAGAAAATGTCCATATTGTTTGGGTATTGAATTCTATAGATGTAGCACTTCAACAAAACAGAGAACGAGATAGAATGGTACCTGAGGACGTCCTTGTACAGACTCACCAAGGTGTTTCAATCACAATGGAAATGTTATTGAAAGATGCTGGAACATTAAGAAAATATATGGATGGCGATCTTTGGGTAACAGCTAATCTTAAATTTGTTGATTCAACATTGAAATCACGTGGAAAAAATGATGATACATTTGCCGGGGATAAGATAGGATTCAAAGGAAACACAAAAGGTGGTGGATATGTGACTGATGCCAACTATTTCAAACTCAAGGCTAAAGGAAAACCACCAGTTCCAATGAAGAACATAGACAAAATATTGATGAAGAAAATTCAAGATTATACTCCAGTAATGATGAACTGGGACAGAACACAAATCAATTTACCAGATAAATAGCGGGCGGATAAGTATCCAGTGAGGGCTCATATCCCTTGCCTTATCGGAGCGTTACCGGTGCCCGCCTCCATAAACGAAGGGGAACATAGCATGAGCAAACGAGTAAATGCTGCAAATGCTCAGGTGGCTATACACTAGCTACTTGGGCGTGTAGTATAATGGTTATTACACCGGGCTTTGAACTCGGTAAAGATGGTTCGAATCCATCCACGCTTGCCACACAAACGGGAGTGTAGCTTATGTGGTAGAAGCGTTGTTCTTATAAAGCAGAGATAGTTGGTTCGAATCCAACCACTCCTACCAAGGATATATTATGAAAATGAAAAATATTATTGTTAAATAACAAGTGGCGGAATAGTATAATAGGAGTACATCGGTTTTACATTCCGAAAGCGAGGGTGCGATTCCTTCTTCTGCTACCAATCCTATATTATGACAACCCATAATATAGGAGAAAAATGGCTGATATTTTGAAAATATTTAACAAACTCACCATAATATATTCCAAATCTTCATTAATTCTAATTTCAATATGGTTATTTCTTGTTTATATTGTATTAGGATGGTTGGTTTTAGGTGCTCTTTCCTCATATCTAATCCAAGATAAAATATCTAAATCAGAACTCCTCAAAGACCTTTACACTATTTCGGGTGTAATGCGTGTCCAAAATCATGCAAAGATTATTGAAGATGAAATACTTGAATATAAAGAGGATCATATAAAATTAAAAACAGAATTACAAGATGTGATGAGCAAAGCTATTATAATAGAATCAGATATAGCTGAATTGGAAGATAATACACTATCATTACCTATGATTGGAAATTTGGATATAGGAAGACTAATTCAAAGTGTCCTTAGTAATGTTGGAAAAGTAGAAGAAATAGAAGAATCAAAAGCTAATGAAAATTTATTGAAAAGGAAAAAAAAGGAAAAAAGAGCTTTGGTGTTTAAAATTGCATCCTTAAAGAAATCAATTAATGAAACAAATACATTAATTTCCAGTAACCGTGATGATCTGAATAAATATCTTGCTGAACATGATCCTGTACTTGATACTTTACATGAATTGAAGTTTATGACCAGGTTCAAATTTGAGATTTTGGTTACAATGCCGATAGAGCTTCTTACTCTTATATTAACGATTTCAATGGGTGGACTAGGATCCATTATATTCCTGACTAAACAATTTTTTAATTATAATGAAGAATCACTATCTTGGTATTTCTTTCGTCCCTTCCTAGGAATGATTACAGCACTGGTCATATACATACTATCAAAGAGTGGACTTTCAGTTATGGCATCCAGTGAATCAGTTCCAAACCCATTCTTTATGAGCTTTCTTGCTATTGTTTCCGGGTTGTTTTCAGAGCACGCTTACGAAAAAATAGAAGAGGTAGGTAAGAATATATTTGCCACTGAAAGTCAGAAGAAAATGGAACAATGGGAAGTTGAAATGTTAAAATTTGAAGGTCCTGAAAGAAGAGGTCAACAACCCGCTTCAGATAAAGAAATCAGAAAATACATAAGAGGAGAGGAAGATGCCTGATACAGGTGTTGCTGGGAGAATCCCTTCTAATTCTAATTTACTCTCACCGACTGGATTTACGTTTCAAGTGTTGAGATTGAAGAATACCAATTTTTTTGTAACAGGAGCAAATCTTCCAGGATTAACCAGTGGACCAGCTGTAACTGGTACATTCTTGAATGATTTGAAAATGCCTGGTGATAATGTTGAATATGAAGATTTATCCATTACTTTTCAAGTGGATGAAGATTTGAAATGTTGGCAAGAAATACATGATTGGATTCGTGGTTCAGGTTGGGCTGTGAAACAAGCAGAATATCCTAATGAATCCACCGATAGAATTTCTGACTGTGACTTAACCATCCTTACTGCCGCACACAATCCAAATATCAGAGTGACTTTCCGAGACGCTTTTCCTGTTGGTTTGTCTGCTATAGAATTAGCATCAAACACTGGTGACATAGAATATCCTTCAGCAACAGCCACATTTGCATATAATTATTACTCAATAGAATTAGTGAACCCTACGTAGACCTTCTACTTGACAAAAGAACATCCTTGTGTTATAATGTTTTATTGTAAATTTGAATTGGATATATCATGCACTACACTAAGAATCCCATTATAGAATCCCCCTTAAATTTGAATTGGTATGAGCTACATGAATTGGCTGATAAAGATTTTGAATTATGGATCCAGGACATGAAAGATGAGGTTATCAGAATATGGGATGAACAAGGTATCCCACCCACCAATGGAAAAACAACTGAGCAAATGAAATCTGATTTCCGGAAAATGAAGGATTTCAATGTGATTAAATTTGAAAAACGAGACAATGATGGTGGATTATGTATTGTGAATCCGGGTAGATTGGGTTCAGTAGTGAATCAATTCTTCCCTACCATGATGAAAACCAAAATTAATTATACCGAAAAAGGTGATGGTAAGTCAATATATGATTACTTAGCATCACAACCTGGGTCCTCTGAATCTAAGAGGGTCTTGTCAACGGGCAGAAGAAATTACCAACGTGATTCTTTCTATGATTTTTCAAGGTGTGTGAAGAAAAAAGATAGAGATTGTCCTAGTGGTATTTTCGCTATTACAGGTGAACAATGGATTAAATTATGGAATGAAAAACCAAATGAAGGATATGACTATTGGTTACACCCTATTAAAGAAAAGAAATATACTGGATGGGCTGGTGAATCGGAAGATATGACAATTGACGGTGAAATGATTGAGGAGAAAAAGGTTGACCTTGATAATCTACTTGAATATAATGGTAATTATATAAGAATATACAAGAAAGAAAATAAACTATTTCCTGGTATATTCAAACATTTTAAAAATTCATGGTGTCAAATGGCTGTGAATTTTCCTTGTCTAACAGCGAAATGGGTAACGGAGAAGTATTTAGAACCAGGAAAGAAATCAATTTTATTTGACCAAAGCTCGGGTTGGGGAGGTAGGATTGCTGGTTCAATGTTATCAAATCGTAATATACATTATGTAGGTACTGATCCAAATCCAGACCATTGGGTTGATTCATTGAAAAAAACTAAATATGAAATTTTAGCTGATTTTATCAACGATGAAATCACTTCATTTTTTGATGAACCAAACACTTATGATATATTCCGTGTAGGATCAGAGGTGATACAATATGAAGATAGATTTCAACAATATAAAGGTAAGGTAGATTTAGCATTCACTTCACCGCCTTATTTTATACGAGAAGGTTATAGTGAGGATGAAAATCAATCTGGAAAAAAATTCCCAAAATATAATGATTGGAGAGATAATTTTTTATCTCCGACTTTGAAAACAACTGTAGAATGGTTGAAGCCTGGTGGTTATATTCTTTGGAATATTGCTAATCCAAATTTTAAAAATGAATATGATTTAGAAGGTGATTCATGTAGAATTTTAAAAAATTTAGGAATGAAACAAGAACCAACTATTAAAATGGTTCTTGGCTCTATGCCTGGCGGGAATCGGATGGGTGAAGATGGGAAACCAAAGACAAAAAATTTTACTAAAATAGGTAATAAATTCGTAAAATTCGAACCGATATTTGTATTTAAGAAAGGTAAATAATATGACTGAAAGCGTAGATAATAAATTATCAGAAGTATCAATAAAAATGCTTAATGATTGGTGGGAAGAAGATTCCAAACTTGATTGGGATACACTAGAAAAAACAACTCTCGACCAACATCAACTCCATCATAAATATTACAAGGTATATGAACAAGAAAAATGGGTTTGGGATACTCTTTTAGTGAACCTTGAAAATGCCACGAAATGGAGGCGAGAATTCTATTTAGGTAAGTTATCTCAAGATAAATTAAAAGATTTTGGATGGTTAGAAGAAGCTAAAGAAATAGGTGGTCGTAAGATATTGAAAAACGAAGTGGATCAATTTCTTTCTTGTGATAAAGTGCTTGAACCAATTCGTAGGGATGTGGCTGTTGTCGAAATTAAGATTGCTAAACTCAAGGAAATATGCGACATGATAAAATGGCGTCACCAAACTATAAAAGTAGCACTCGAAATTAGGAAATTCAAAGAAGGACTCTAGGATGGACGTAAACGCTGATGTTGTATTGGAGGAACTTGATAGCACTTGGATAAAGGTTCATTGTGTGGGTTCGATTGCCATGGAGCTATCGGATTTCTTTTCATTCTTTGTCAAAGGTTATAAATTTATGCCGGCGTGGAAATCGGGGTCTTGGGACGGCCGTATCCGTCTATTCAACATAAGGGATTTCAAGTATATATTCAGGTTTAAAAGGATTTATCTATAAATTCTGCCGTGACCGTGGTTATTCTCATGGCTCTTTGTATTTGGATGAAGAAACACCATTTTCTTTACATGAAGCTGAGAAATTTATTGAAAAACTTAATCTACAATTGAAACCTCATGATTATCAGGTATCATCATTCGCTAAATGTGTACGAAACTCTCGGAATGTGATTGTTTCACCCACAGGATCTGGTAAAAGCTTNATNCTATACATGATCACCAGATNTTACGACAAACCAACCCTTATCATTGTGCCGACTGTTTCACTGGTTNAACAGTTGTATTCCGANTTTGGGGTGTATTCCATAAAGGATAATGACTGGTTTGTTGGAAATCAGTGTAAAAAGATAAAAGCGGGTGAAAACAAAGAAGAGTTGAAAGAAATTACAATATCAACGTGGCAATCTATATACAATTTACATACATCTTGGTTTGACCAATTTGATATGGTGATATGCGATGAATGCTTTGATGGTAATACCAAAATTCTAACAAAGAATGGTAATAAAAAAATAAAAGATATAGAAATTGGAGAAATAATTATAAATTATGATGAAAAAACTAAAAAATTAAAAGAAGATGTAGTAGTAAAAAAATATGAAAATTTATCAAATTCATCAACCGAAGAAATGATTGAATTGTTTTTTGATAATGATATTTCTATAAAATGCACTGCTAATCATAAATTTTTAACAAAAAGGGGATGGGTTAGAGCAGATAAACTTCTTGAAAGCGATGATATTATAAATACTATAACATCTAACTAAAACAAAGGAGTTTAATAAATATGGCTAAGCTATTTGATATAAAGAAATTTAATGAAATTATAAAAAAGTATAATCAAAATACTCAAGCTATTTCTATTTCTATAGAAGAAATAATATTCAATAATGGGTTTTATTTAACAGATGTGTATGAAATTAAAAAATGTAAAAATAGAGTTATGGGAGAAAAAAAATTCATTCTGAAATATTTTGATTTTATTTATAATTTTGATGAAGAAAAAAGTTTATTTTATCAACAATTAGCTAGAAAAGAATCTTGTCGTATTGGAGGAAAAAATGCTCAAAAAAAACATGGAGAAAAAATTAAAAAAAATATGAATAATGGAATACCCTGGAACAAAGGAATGGCAAAAACCAAAACATATCCTTATCATTATTCATGTAAAGAATCCACTAAAAAATTAATAAGTGAAAAAAACTCAGGTAAAAAAAATGGTATGTTTGGTGTTAAGATGAGTGACGCTGATAAAAATTATAGAAGCTTTTTAATGAAAAAAAGAATTTTAGAAGGAAAATTTACACCAAACACAAATAATAGAAATACCAACTGGGATAGTTTTTATAATAATAGAAAATACCGATCTAGTTGGGAAGCTTTATATCATCACTTTTTTCCTGAAGATGAATATGAAACATTAAGAATAAAATATTTTGATACGAATAAAAATAAAGAAAGAATTACAATTTTAGATTTTGTGAATCATGAAACAAAGAAAGTTATAGAAATAAAACCTAAAGAATTAAGTAATACCGTCATAATGAAAGATAAAATAAAAGGAATAAAAGATTGGTGTGATAAAAATAAATATAAATTTATTTTGGTTGATCAATATTACTTAACTTCTATCAAAATACCCATAAATTTTGATAAATTTGATAAAAATACAGAAAATAAAATAAAAAAATTATATGAAACTTGTAAAACGAATAAAAATAGAAAAGCCAGAAAAAATTTACAATCTTAAAATAAAAAATAATCATAATTATGTAGCAGAAAATATGGTTGTTAAAAATTGCCACCAAGCTAAAAGTAAGAGTATAACTGGGATAATGGAGAAATGCACAAGAGTCCCTTTGAGATTTGGATTTACAGGTACATTGGATGATATACAAGTGAATAAGCTTACCCTAGTTGGATTGTTTGGTAATATCATCAAAACAAAATCAACTAAAGAGCTGATAGAAGATAAAAAGCTTTCGGATTTTACTATCAAAAGCATTCTATTGAAACACAAAACAAACATAAAAGGATATTCATACCATGATGAAATTGACTACCTATGTGGAAATGATGCAAGAAACAACTTTATATCAAACCTTGCACTCTCACTTTCAGGGAATACATTGGTGCTCTACACACTGGTTGAGAAACACGGCAAACCTTTATATGAAATTACTGAAAATAAGAATGAAAAAAATATCCATATATCTTTCGTGTATGGTGGAACCTCTGCTGACGACCGTGAAGAAATACGTATCCGTACCGAAAAGCTTACTAACTCTATTATTTTTGCTAGCTATGGTACATTTAGCACTGGTATTAGTATTAAAAATTTACACAACATTATTTTTGCCAGTCCTTCAAAGAGTAAGATTAGAGTATTCCAAAGTATTGGACGAGGTCTCCGCTTACACGAATCAAAGGAGAGTATGACCTTATTGGATATTAGTGATGATTTGAGGATTAATAAATATGTGAATTATACATACAAACACCATCTTGAACGCCTGAAATATTACGAAAAAGAAGGCTTTTCTTCAAAACTCTATAATGTTGGATTAAAATGTTAGAAATCATATTATCCTATTTTTTGATAGGACAAACATTCATTGAAGATAACACCATTTCAAGTATTGTAATAGCTTCAAATATAATATTACTCGCTTATATGAAATTTAGTGTATCAAAGAAAATTAACTACATATATAAGGTATTACGGATTAAATAATGAATTTGATTGAATTGGCTAATGAACATCTTGAAAATCCTTGGGATATATCCAAATTCTCCGGGGTGAAGAAATACGCTCTAACCAAGCATAAAATTACTTCCAATGGAATAATTCTCACACAAATATTTGCTTGTAAATCATTCAGTAAAGTAAATGCCGGTGAATTAGGTGGATATATTGAAAATGAAAAAAACCTATCACAAGAAGGTACTTGCTGGATACATGACAGGAGTAAAGTATATGGTAATGCTAGGGTAATTGAAAATGCTCAAGTGAAAAATGATTCGAAGGTTCTTGGTACAGCTATTATCCGTGGAAATTCCCTCATAACTAACAGGTCAAAAGTGGACAATGGTGTTTTTATTAATGAAACAATCGGTATTAAAAAATGGTAGACCTAAGATTGCTTGAAATGACTGATGGTTCCAAATTAGTTACAGGATTAACTATAGATGAATCACAGGATATATTAATACTCAACGAACCAATGGTTTATATAGATGTGAACTTACAGAAAAGGTTGATTGATAAAAAGGTTGAAGAAGCTTTTGGGTTAGTGAAAGCTATACCAGAGGATAGTGTTGAAAGAATCATTGTTTTAAATCCTAAGATTGTGGAGGAAAATAAGGTTCCAACAGATTTTATGAAAGAAGAATATGAAAGGATCATTAATGACTATTTTCCTCCTTTAAAAGAAACTGTTGCTAGAAATTGGTTCTTTGAATCACAAAACGAATTATTGAATTAGGATATTTATGGCACGAAAAAGGCACTACATAAACAATCCTGATTTCCTGGAAGCAATGAAAAACTGGACACCAGCACAACCTGTTGATGATTATATAGGTGCTTGTTTTATGAAGATTGCTGAAGGGTTAGCCAAAAAACCAAACTTTGCGGGGTATCAATTCTTAGATGAAATGAAAAATGATGCTATTGAGGATTGTTTACGAAGAATGCACAATTTTGATCCAAACAAGAGTTCCAACCCATTCTCATATTTCACACAAATCAGCTATTTCGCTTTCCTGAGGCGTATCCTGAAAGAACGGAGACACCAATATGTAAAATATAAGGTGATGTATGAAGAGCTAGATTTCAATACACAACAAAATCCTGACTTTATCAATAACATAACAGGATTTATTAAAGATTATGAAAAGAAAACACCTGAAGTGAAAGATAAGAAAATTGGACTTGAATTATTTTTGGAGGATTAATGATGGATGATAACATTACACCTTTATTGGTTATATTAATATTTTGTGTAGGATTTGCTTTTGCTGCTGGGTATTCAACAGGAATTCCGGATAAAATACTCAACACCAATTGCTATAAAACAGCTAATGATTCAATATTTTGTCCTGCTGAAATAAAAGATTTAGAAAGGTTTGTGAAAAATGAATAAAATAGTTATCCTGACCGACACACATCATGGCGCACGTAACGACAGTCAGTTGTTCCTTAACTATTTTATGAAGTTTTATGATGAAGTGTTTTTTCCACAAATCAGTGGTATAGACAATGTATTCCATTTAGGTGATGTATGGGATAGAAGGAAGTTCATCAACTACAAAACACTTGATACAATAAAGCAACGGGTGTTCAATAAATTTGGTCCTCACAACCTACATATCATCACAGGTAACCACGACACATACTACAAATCCACTAATGAAGTGAACTCACCTGAGCTATTGATGGGTGACTACAATTTCAACATATATTCTAAGCCTCAAGAGGTGACTATTGAAGGATTGAAAATCCTTGTGTTGCCGTGGATAAATGATGACAACAGAGAATATACAATGTCTATGATTGAAAGAACGGACGCTAAGGTATGCTTCGCTCACCTGGAGTTAGCAGGATTTCAATTCATGAAAGGGATCACGTCCCACGAAGGGATGAACCCTGATATATTCAAGAAGTTTGATCTGGTCCTTTCAGGTCATTATCATCACAAATCAAAAGAAGGGAATATCCAGTATCTTGGATGTCCATACGAGATTACATTCGGTGACTATGGAGACCCTAAGGGATTCCACATATTTGATACCAAAACTCTTGACTTGACTTTTATTGAGAATCCATATAAAATGTTTCATAAGTTGTGGTATGATGATTCTGAAGGATCCCAAGAAGTTCCTAAAGGACTCAAGGATACGTATATAAGGGTGATTACGAAAAACAAGACAAATGCTTTCTGGTTTGACCAATACATCACCAAGATATATGAGCAGAATCCAGCATCCGTGGCTATAATTGAAGATGTACTCCAGTTAAATATTAAGGATGATGACTCATTAGTAGACCAGGCAGCTGATACCTTGACAATATTGAAAAATTATATAGACAATACACAAACAAATGAAGATGACAAAGAAAAACTGAATGTATTGCTTCAGGACATATACCGTGAAGCACTTGAATTACAAATAGGGAGTGGAGAATGAGAAATTGGACTAAAATAAAAAATGCAAGATTTGACAGAAATGAAGTGGTTGCTTATCAAAAAGGTAAGTATGACTATAAAGAAGAAACGACTTGGCATGTTTGGATTGATTTACAACGCAATTCTTTTGAAATTGAATGTGAAAATGAAGCTGAATCCGATAAAATTATTGATTCTTTGGATACTTGTTTCAAGCATGAACAATTGATGGAGTAAAGGATGAAATATTATAGTTTGGCATATCCAAGAAGTAATCCACCAAAAGAAGATCCGGAAGGTATATGGGTCCTAAAAGATGAAGCCAAGGATTATGCTATGGAAAAATATCATGAAGGTAAAAAAATAGGAAAATGGGAGGCTAATAATGAAAAAGCAACTTATATTTTGGTTAATGCAGAGGAAACTGTATAGATGGTTACTAAAGGATGTAATTCCGTATATAAGATTCACAACCTACTACCCTAAGTTTCCTGGTTGGAAATTCCACAGAGGATATGCTTTGTTAGAGCCAGGTGATATTATAGTGACTGATGATTCCAAGAAACTAACATCGGTATTGATACCAGGTAATTGGGCACATGCTGCTCTTTGTGTTGATATTGAATCCGAATGGGAAATATCTGAAATGACTCATGAGGACTATAGGAAATCAACATTCTTTGATATTTGTAAGGAATCTGACAGAGTTGCTATCCTGAGGTGTACTGATTGGGATCCTGAATATGTATCCAGAATTATCAATAAATGTAAATCCTTTGAAGGAACGAAATATGATGGTTCTTTTACTCTCGGTGTTGTTGCTTTATATTGCTCTGAGCTTGTTTATGAATCTGATGTAGAAAAACGATTACAGATATCCCTTGATGATTTAGCTGGACTAGGTGTACCATATATCTCACCAGATGGACTATACAATGCTAAAAACGTAAAATTAGTCTGGATTTCATCACAAGAGGAAAAATGACTATTGAAAATCGCTTAAAAAATAAAGAAGAACAAATAGTCAAATTGCAAGGAAAATATGATGGGCTTTTAGAAGAATTGAAATGTAAAGATAGAGTTATTTTTGAAAGAAAAAATCAAGTGGATGCTTATCATCATGTTTGGTGCACCGCAGCTTGTGGAGGTTCTATGAAATTTCCTGAAGAGGTTACTGAAGAATTAGTAAAAGAAGCTGAATGGAGAACGAGAAGATTGAGAACCTGGTTTGAAAACAACGAATTCAAAAAAAACGGCCGGAAAATAACTTGGCGGATGAAGCTTCATTGGTGGTTGATAAAAAAATCAAAACTTTATTATTCATACAAATATTGAGGAAAAATGACGGCTTTATTAAAATGGTGGCTCATATTGTG